TTTTCAGCTAAGATAAAAGTTAGTGATGTTTCAGAATTCATTAAAAGCTATTTAAGTTTTAATCAAGTAACGGCTTTTGTTTCTAAAACTGGAAATAATGAATATACTATATATACGGATGAAGATTGCCAGTATTTACTTGATAATTTAAAAAAATTGGGTTTAAAAGATATAACGTTTATTTTGAACAAAACAAAAATGATTGGAGTTGTCAATGATACAAACAAATAGCTCGTTGGGGTTAAAAGGTAGAGTAACTATTCATTCTATTGATGAATTTGGGAATAAGAAACTTGAAGTAGATACTCATAACTTAGTCGTATATACGGGTAGGGCATGGTTATTACCAATGTTGTTTAATATTGCCAATCCATCTATATCAACCGGTCTAGGACTAGGTATATATTGGATTAGCTTTGGTTCTGGTGGTGCTCCATCTAATAACTTGTTCAGTCCAATACCACCAAGTAGTACTGATACTAGTATTACTACAGTTACAATAAATGCTAATGATACTAACTTAGCAAATTCAGGAACTATGATGCCTGTAAATAATAGCTCATATTCTAGTTCAGTAACATATCAACAAGATCCTAATTTAGGTAACCAATATTTAATTGCACAAGTATCTGCTCTTTTGAGTCAAACTCAAGCAAATAACAATTATATAAATGAAGCAGCATTATGGATTTCAAACTCAAATAATGCAGCTACAGCAACTACTTTTGCAATGTTTGCTCATGTTACGTTCCCTAGTTTATATAAAACAAGTTCTATCCAGTTAGTGTTTAACTGGTATGTACATAGCTAAAAATTAAGGAGGAAATATATAAGATGAATGCAATATCTCCAGGTGTATATGCTACTATAATACCTTTAGCATCATACGTTCAAAGCGTCCCATCTAGTACAGGATTCATTTGTTTTTTATCAGATAAAGGTCCTGATAATGTTATGACTTTTATTGGAGGAAATCAACAATTACATCAAACATATGGAGATCCAAATATAGTTAAATATTCTTCAGCATTTGGTTCAGGTCTCTATGTAGCTGATTCATTTACACAAATTTCAAATTCTCTTTATGCTATGAGAGTTCTTCCTCCAGATGCAACTTATGCTAATATAGCATATTACATAATGAAAAGACAAAATATAGTTTTGAGTGAATTAAACGTGCAAGTTTATTTTTCATTTGAAACTATGCAAACTTCAATACCAAATTTGACATCTACAGATGAATTAACAACAAATTTTAGTTCACAAACATTTACTTCTTTACCAAAGTTAATTCTAACCGGAAGTGATGGTGTAACTTATCAGTTATCAGCTAGTAACGGAACTTCACCAACTTTAGTTGCAACTCCAGTTACTGTAAGTCCAACATTGCCAACTAATGGTGTATATGTAGTAAATGCATCTAATGAACTATATCAAATTCAAATTAACAATGGGGTTATTGATTTTGTAGATACAACAAAACAATTAGCAACATCAGATAGTCTACCGCCATTTTATGTTAAATCTCAAGATGGAACTCAAATTTATCAAATTGTTTATGCAAATACAGCACCGTTTTATAGTTTAAGTAACGTTACTGCAACATATACAAATGCTCAAGCTTGGGAATTTGTAGAACCTTTATTTGCAATATATGGTGTTGGAAGAGGTCAATATTACAATAATTATCAGATTGATTTCCAACTACCATCAAATTTAAACTACCCATTATGTATGATAAATGAACTTAAATCTGATAACCAATATCATAATGTAGTAAATATATATACATCATTCAATCCACAACAATTAGATCCAAACGGTAATTCTGCTTTCATTGAAGATGTATTCAATATGAACGTTTCAGATTTAGCAGTTTCTATTTCAACAGAATCAGTAACTCAAATAAATTCTCAAGTAATGGAATATCTAAACGCTAAAGATTCTACTGGAAACTTTACAGTAGGTAATATAGTTTCAGTAGATTATATGTCTCAGGTTCCTCCAAGTAATCCAGTAAGTGGAACTAGATATTTTGCTCTACAAAATTCTACTGGAGCATGGTTTGGATATGATGGTAATTTACTAAGTTGGAATGCTACATCTAATACTTGGAATATTGTATCTACGGTTCCTTCAAATGTAATTATGTTTTTAACATCAAATAGTACTTTCTACATACATTTAGGATTTGGAAGAACTGTAACATTTGATCCTTTTACTTATGCTGTATTGGCTTATAATGCACAAACTGTAAACTTTACTAATGGGTCAGATGGATCATTGTTTACAAGTTCTGGAACGGTAAATCCTACAGTTGCTACTCAATTATTAAGTCAAGCATATATAGGTGTATTAGATCCAAATGTTACTAATACTGAGAATTACTATATTGATTTAGTTTTTGATGCCAACTATCCTATGGCAGTAAAGAATCAAATAGTATCTTTAGTATCTGATATACGTAGAGATTGCGTGGCTATTATGGATATCAATGATCAACCAAATATTACTGCTGCTGTAAATCAGAAAATTCAAAATATGTACATAGATACTCCATATGTAGCATTGTATATGCCATTTGTTAATATATATGATGTATATACAGGAAAGAATATTTGGATTACTCCAGTATACATTATGGCAAATTTAATTGCTGAAAATGATAGAACTAATTATGTCTGGTATGCTGTAGCAGGTGCACAAAATGGTGTTGTCAATGGTATAAATGGACTTAGATTCAATTCTTCATTATCATCTAGAGATCAAGAGTATCTAAATCAATTAAATCCAATCGTAAAATTCAATAACGGTACAATGGTATGGGGTAACTTAACAACTTGGACTCAACCAGATCCATCAGCAAATCTAAGTGTAATGAGAATGGCATTGTATGTTCAACGAGCTTTGAAACAATATTGTAATACTCAAATTTTCAATTTTGATGATCCTACTACATATGGTATCATACAAAGTGCTATAACTGTATTCTTAAATGATGTTCAAAAGAATAGAGGATTAACTGGATTTAATGTTTCTGTTTCAGCTACAGCTCAAGAGTTAGCTAATAAATCTGCTGAAGTAAACGTTATCCTTTATGTAAACAATCCATTAGAGAAAATATACTTGAACTTGTTCTTATCAAATCCAGTAGCATCTGGATCATAAAAAGGAGGATAAATAAATGGCAAACGCAACAATAAATGGAGCAATATACTCCAACTTATATGCAACAAAGTTCGGTGGTACAACTGAACCTGGTGTAGCAGATCCATACCTTTCTGGATATGGTTGGGTATGGTTTAAAGATTTTCCAGCTGAAGTAGCAAGTTATACACAAGGATTAAGTCAATCTCAATGTATGTCAGCTCTTACAGCTCTAGCAACTGGGTATACTCTACCAGAAGTTACATTAGGTACAACAACTCAAGAAGGTTTGGGTGGTCTATCATTTTCAGTTCCAACTAAATTAGAAATTGGGCATACTTGTACTATAAAATTTATTGAGATGTCCGGAACTCCAGTTTATAGTATTATTCATGGTTGGATTCAGTATATTAGAGATGTTAGAACTGGTTTAGCTGCAGATTTAAATGCAACTAATAAAGCTAGTTATAGTGCTTCATGTTATTTCTGGACAACCAAACCTGATGGTAAAACAATAGAAGAAGCATATCTTGTAACTGGTATGTTTCCAACAACTGATCCTATAGCTGCTTTTAATACAGAAAGAGCAACTGTTGAGAAACATGAAACAGATATTACATTTAGTTTAGATAACATTTGGCCATCAACAAGTGCCACTTCTAATTTTGGAAATGCATTCATCTTAAATAATATTGCTTCCTTACAATCTCAACTCTTTGCTATGAGAGATCAATGGATTAACTGGGGCGGATAATTCCGTTCTCAGTTTTCTTTTAATTACTTTTAAGTAGAACAAATTAAAAATTCAGGAGGTCTTTTGTGGCGTTTGATATTACTTATCCAATTTACGAAGTAATTACAGTTCAAACTTTGGCAAACTACAAAATTAAAAGTATGACGTTTGCAGATGAATTAGAGTTAAGAGGTAACATCTTAGCATCTCAAAAAAGTATTGTTAATCAGTTAAACAAAGTATTATTTAAAATGATTACTGAAAAACCAGAACAGATCATTGATTATAATACTTGGTTAAAGATGACTACATTAATAGATAGGAAATCTATTGTAGCAGGATTATATCATATTAGTTATGGAGATAGTTATGTAGTAACTGATAGATGTCCTAATTGTGGAACTACTAATACTAGTAAGATTAATATTACTAAAACTGCCCAAGTAACTATGTATGAAGGTGAACCTTTTAGTATACTAAAAGATACTATTGAAGTAACATTACCCGTGTCTAAAATAATTTGTACAGTAGGTGTTCCAACTTTACAAAATGAACTAGATGCTATGTCATACCAAATGGATGATAAGTTAGCAGAGATATCTCAAATTACTAAAAAAATGGTTATAGGACCAGATACCGTTGAGAATAATGATACTAAAACATTATTTACCATTTCAAATGTTTTAAAAACATTACCCGCTATTGATGTTAAAACTATCATTAATAGTTTTGTTGATAAATTCAGTAAGTATGATATTAAGCTTCCTTACAAACTTACATGTACTAATTGCAAGAATATCATTACTTCAGAGATGGATTTCGTGGAGCAACTTTTTCGTGTCGTTATATAATACTCCACCAGAACAATATAAAGAAGAATGGAGTAAAAGTGTAATTGAAGCACAAAAGATACTTAATGAACCAATAAGTACAATAATACACTTGCCACTACGAGATGCTTTGATTAATGCTAAAATAAGACAAATGGAGGAAGATCAAAAGAATGGAGTCAATCCGTTACTATAAGAATGTTGCTCCAAATGGAGATTTTGAAAAGTTATCTAACATTAATTCTGTAGTTGATTCCATTCTTAATCTTCTTAGTATACCAAAAGGTAGTTATATTTTAAATCCAGAAACTGGAACTGAAATATACAAATATGTTTTTGACTTTAATGATCAAGTTACTTTAGCACAAGTTGATGCTGAAATAAGGAATACATTAGAACAAGAAGACAGAATTACTGTTTTGGATGTTCAAATGTCTCCTTCTTCTATTGATCCAAAAGCAGTTCAATTCAATATAGTGTTTTCTTATAATAATAGTAATCAACCGGTTTCTATTAGTCTAATCAAATTAAACTCTACTATAAGCTTAATATAGTCATGAATAATAGTATCATCAATACCTTTTATGCAGATGCATACTTAAACTTATTACAAAACTATGTAAATGAATATAGAGGTATCTATTGTAACTATTATCAATTGAATAAACAACAATCTAGTTATGATAGTACTTTGATTGCTAATGGTTCTTATGAAAGAGTAGGAACATTATCAGGATTAAGATTTAATAAGATTTACAATCTTATAATTCCGGTTACTGAAGGTATTACTCCTATTTTAAATGCTACTGAACAAGGAGTTGTTGTTGATTTTAAAACTTCTTTCTTATTGGCAAATTATGGGTTTCAACCTAGCATGTATGACTTCCTTGTTTTTATATCTAACAATAATGTATTACCACCATTATTTCAAGTTGTAAATTTTTCATTAGCATATTTACAAACTGCTCTTACTTTTTATAAGTGTGATATTATGGGAGTAGGAATACCAATTTCTACAATTGATAACTACGTAGTAGAAAGCTATGCAGTTAATGGTATAAATAATAAAATTTATCCTCTTAGCATTAACAACACTTTACTACAAGGGCAAACTTTAATAAACCAAGTAACTGATCAAATTCTAACTACAATTGATAGTTATACTAACATTGCATTCTTGAACATATAACAAAAAGATGGCAAATTTATTAGATACAACAAATTCAACTTCAAATTCAACAAATCAAACGTATCTCGATATAGTAACAAGTGAAAATGCTATACTTCAAAATTTAACACAACAATTAAACACTATACTACAAACTCAAAACTATACACTAGATAGTAGACAATCAGCTTTCAGTTCTTATATGCTAACAATGTTAGCAAGTTTACAATCTCAAGCACTCTTTTATGGTACTATCATAAATAGAGAATCTTCTTTAATTACTGCATTACTACCTTCAACAATTATTAACTGGGCTAAATACATAGCTTATAATCCTAATCTAGCTGTGCCAAGTTCTACTAATCTACTAATAACTATGCCTATATTAGGATATTTTACTACTACTATACCATCTGGATTTTCTTTTCAAGCATCAAATATACCATATGCAAATGTTTATGATACTTCAATCTCTTATACTCAAAATGGTGTAAATATAATACAGATTCAAAACGGGTTATCTCAAACTATACCATATATGGTTGAAAATACACAAAATGGTATGGAATTAAGTTTTCTGTTATTAGTACAACAAGTACAAACAGATACTGAAGAGTTTAATTTACCTTCACTATTACCTCAACAATTTTATCAATATACTATTACATTACCTACTCAAAATAGTTATAATCCACAAATCATATCAGTACAAGTAAT